TGGACAGACTCGAATACAAGGAGCATATTCAGCGGGAAAGAACTTGGGAACGTACTTGTCTATATACCAAAAATATATAAAGTGGATGTAGTCTTAACAGAAGATATAGTTAAAATAAAATCAGTAAAAAAACTCCTTTCTATATTTAATCCGATATATAATTTACAAGTAGAAGTAAACGAACAAGAACCAGAAATAGAGTATGATTTTATGTTACCTGGATTTGAAAACGGACTTAAATCACATTTTAATCGGAAAGATGATCCTTTAGAAATTTTAAAAGTATGTCAAATGCAAGATAAGACTTACCTACATTCTGATTTACATTCAAGTAGGTTTTATTTGCAAAAAACATTTACCCATACTAATAGGTTTTTTGATATACTGTTTAGAAATAAATTGAATGTATATACCACAAATATCGATGCATCAAAACAGCACCAAAGGTCTAAAAATATAGACGATATTAAATTGTTAATTAACTACGACAAAAAAGACCAGGATAGTTTGTCCCACTATATTAGTATGTTCGGACACCTACACCCAGCTGATAATATGTTTAACGGAGCAGAAGGAGGAGTACAGGGTTTAGTCTCTTACTCTAGAGTTGCCAATAGTATACCAGGAGAATTAACAAAAGACGAAATAAATACTTTAACTGAATTTGATATAAAAAAGGAAGCTAAGTATACTTACCCTAGTCTATCCTATAAGGAAGTTGATATAGACTGTAATTTGGAAGATATTGTAAGAAAGAATGAATATAAAGGAATATGTATACTTCATAAAATAGAAAACTCAAGCTTTATTCACGACTATAACTACTTACTCTTTCATTTACCTTTTGAATATACATTAACTAGAAGTAAGGATAAGTCAATTTGGATTATAAACTGTCAACACCCATATTGGAAAACAGGGGATAGTTACTTAGAGAATGTGCTATGACGATAGGATTTTTAACACCATATAAACATTTACCTGACTTTGCAGAATATGTGGAGAAAGAATATAGGTGTGTAAACCTTCTAACAGACCCTCAACATGTGGACTTTATATTTTCAGCTCCCAACTACGACAACTGTGTTATAGGAGATACCGAAGTACTTAAATTTACCCCTACTGCTATTCTATCTCCCTCTACAGGGACTAATCACATTACTACAAACCTTGTACCGGTAGTAGATATAAAGAATGATACAGTATTAGAGTATATTCCGTCAACAGCAGAGCATAACCTATACTTAATCCTGAGTTTAGTCCGAACCGCTTCTCCGATACAGCAATTAGGAGATTTAACTTTAGGAATACTGGGGTACGGGAGACTAGGTAAAATGTTGCATAGTAAATGCGCTAACTTATTTAAAAGTGTAGAATACAAAGACATTAACGAACAGAGTCCTAACTTCTATACCGATACAGATATACTCAGTTTAAATATAGACTTGACAGATAATAATATAGACTTTATAGACTCTAAGTTTCTTTCAAAGTTTAACAAAGACTTATTTATAGTTAATACTAGTAGAGGTGAAATAATTAACGAAGAAGAGTTGATTATAGAAATTAAAAATAATAAAGTTTTAGGGTACGCAACAGATGTTATAAAAGAAGAGAATAGTAATACAAACACGGCATTAAAAGAATACAGTAAAACATCTAATATAATAATAACTCCGCATATAGGAGGAACCGCAATAGGAGCACAGGAATTAGCATATAAAAGAACAGTAATTAAATCACAAGAAAAATATGGCAAATAATTGGAGAGAATTTGATAAGTACAGCAAAGCATTTGAATGGATTATAGAAAACAGACCAATGTTAATAGTGGAATACGGCGGTGGAAGCAGTACACATCATATTAATCAACTACTAGATGAACTTGACTACGGTGGAAGGGTAATTGCATATGAAAATAACCCTGAATGGTTAGAACACGCTAATAATAAAGGAGAAAATCAACACGGTAGTATACGGTTAGCTGAGATTGAAGTGATTGACCACGATAAAGGTTATTGCCGTTACATTCACCCTATTGAAGATGTAGAAGAAGTTGACATGGTGATAATAGACGGACCGGATTACAGGTTGCTTTTAGACCCAAGAGGACACCCATTTAATGCTACTGACAACCTAGAATTGATTGTAAATCACTTAGGTAGAGAAGTCCCCTACTTTGTAGACAGTAGACAAGGAGTAGTAAGGTATTATAAAGATTTAGGATACACAACACAAATTCCACAGTAATGAAAAGCTCTTATGATTGCGTTGTAGCTGTCGGTTGCAGTTACACAGCAGGATCGAACATAATAACCGATCCAATGACTGATGCTTACAAACTTAGAGCATCTTATATACTAGCCAATGAATTAAACATTCCAGAAATTAATTTAGCAAAACCAGGAGGAGGAAATCAGTTCATTACTAGGACTGTATACGAATGGATTAAAAATAATACTAAATATAGTAACCCTTTATTTTTAATAGGTACAAGCGGTATCACACGTAAAGAGTTTCAAAGTGTAGAAACAGACAAGTATTACGATTTACATATATTCGACTTTCAATGGAATAACCCAAAGGAATTTCAAAACTCATTAAAAACAAGAGCATCTAAAGTTTCAACACATTTAGATACTGAATCATTTGAGAAATGGCTGAGAGTAGAAACTGAATTTATGTATAATGATTCTTATGAGCAAGAAAGAGCTAAAAGACTTTACGAGCTACTTACAGTGTACATTGAAAGCAAAGGCTATAACTACGTAATTTTTAATTCACTATATGATGTAATTGGTTCTTTGAAAGACGAATTAAATTTCGTATCTTTCAATATGGAAGAAGGTCAAGAGTACGCTATGAATGATGTTGCATCGACTAAAAACGAATCACAACTACATGATTGTTGGTACCACTACCTACGTCAACAACACGGTAAGAAGTATGACTTTAACGATACATCCACTAGAAGTAATGTAGCACCTTATGGTGAGTACTTTTGCGGTGGACATCCATCACCTAAAGCAAATTACGAATTAGTACAACGAATTAAAAAGTACATATAAAATGAGAATTATAGCAGAGTTATGCCAAAATCATAATGGAGATAAAAAACTATTAGAGAAAATGGTGAAAGAAGCTTCAGAAAGCTGTGAGATAGTTAAAATACAAACAATTTTAGCAGATTCATTAGCTAAGAGAAAAGAATATGAAGAGTTCAGACCTTACGAAGCAGAGTATAAAAGATTAAAAGGATTAGAACTATCAGAAGATGACGAAAAATTCTTTATTGATAAATGTAGAGAATATAATGTTGAACCTATGACTACACTTTTCTCTAAACAACAAGTTCAGAGATTCAACCGGTTAGGGTATAAAAAATTAAAACTATCAGGGTATTCAATTCCTACGTTCGATTACGGAAAAGGATTAAAGGAAGTAAAATTTGACGAATTATTTTTCTCTACATCTTCATTAACTCCCTCAGAAATTAGAAGAACTGTTATTAATTTAAATGAAATGGGAATAAAATTTACGATGCTTCAATGTACTTGTAAATACCCAACTAGGATGGAAGATGCAGGACTTCACAATATAAAATTTATAAAGGAAAACTTTAAACTAGAGAGGATAGGCTACAGTGACCACTCTAACCCTTGGAAAGATGGATTAAGTATTCCTAAGATAGCTATATTCAACGGTATTGACGTACTTGAAAGACATTTTACTATACTAGGAGAAGAAGATACAAGAGACGGTAAGGTATCTATAAATGCTGCTATGGCAAAAGAACTGAAAGAATTTAGTTTAAAAATACCGTACCAGCAATACCTAGAACTCAACGTATTTGACTCAGAGCAAGAACATAATCACGATTTTTATAGAGGGAGATTCATATGAAAGTAACTTTTGTAATAGTTTATTCATCTTTAGATACACCAACTAAACTGTATGATAACGATTTAGAGGTAACCAGTGTAATAAATCAACACACAGTAAACCTTCTAAACCAATTTGAAGATATAAAAATAGATAAAGAGATTATATTAGTAGACAATACCGGAGACTTTGGAGACTTTAGGGTACCTAATATGAAAGTGATTACAGGTCCTCAATACTACCTGGAAAGAGGACTAGAAGTACCATACGAGTGGTACACTAAGGAAAATATAAAAGACTTGTATATATCTACTCATAATCACAACCATGCAGCATTTTGCTCCATGGGCTTTCAAGCTGGGGTTGAAGAGGCTACAGGAGACTATATAATCATGCAACATAATGATACTAAGTACTTATTCGATCATTATAGCGGAGACAAAGTTATACAAGACAGTATAACGCTATTAGAAGATAACGACTATGCTTATATAACAGTAGATAAAAAACCTAGAAAAGAAACAGAACCACTTACTGCTGAAAATGTACCGCATATTGAATATTTTGCGGATTGTTATTGGTTTCTGTGTAGAAGAGATTTTTACTCTGAAAATAATATACATGTAGATTGGACTAGAGGAGATACCAACCATTTAGCTACAATTATATGTGAACAGACAAATCAAAAATATTTACACCTCCCAGGGTATTATGAAGTTAAACAATTTAGAGACCCAGAATGGAGAGAAAACTTACAAAAAAAGTACCCAAGTTTGTTGGCTCACGGGCAAAATATTCATACATTGTATAATATACCTTTCTTAGCACACGTTAAAGGAGGAACAGGATTAGGAAGAAAGATAATTAAAGGTACAATATGGTAATACTATGCAATGGAGATAGCTGGACACAAGGAGATTCTCCTGCTCAACAGGTTAACTGGAATGTCAAAGAAAGCGAAATCTTCGATGATTACCAGATACTACCAAGTTTTTCTGATCCTTATGTTCGACACAACCTACGTGCTACACACAAATTCTATAATTCCCCAGTATGGCCGAAAGTGCTTGGTAACAGTTTAGAAATAAAGACATACAATACCGGGAGGTTGGGAAGAAGTAACTACGATATAGCAATATCTACAGTAAAAGCAGTAAACACTTTACTGAATGAAGGAATTAAAGAAATATTCGTAGTAATAGGATGGTCATCCCTTTTAAGAAAAAATATATTCTGCTATAATGGAAAGCTGGACAGACCAACACCAATGCAAATCAGACCATTGACAGAAGGTTTTGAGCATGTATATCAAGATATACTAACATTAGAAGATGCATTTGCAAATAATATATACCTAACTCAACAGTACCTTACCTCAAAAGGAATTGATTTTTTATTTTTTAATGCTTTTGATACATTTACTAATTACAAAAACACTCAAGTCGGTAACACACTAGATAAAACTAAGTGGTTGAATGAAGATATTACGTCTTCACATTTTTTAGACTTTTTAAATCAACATAGTATAGAAAACGATATAGAGTTAGTGAATAATAGTCAAGATACAGATTACCTAATCTCCAACCATCCAACAGATAAATCACATAAACTTTGGGGTTCTTATTTATCTCAAGAAATAGTTAATAAGGTTAAATAATGAATAAAGTAAAATTAGTAATTTTTGATTTAGACGGTGTATTAGTAGAAGCTAAAAATATACACTTCGATGCCCTCAATGTCGCGTTAGGTGAAGAATACGCTATTAGCTGGTCAGAGCACTTATCAACTTACGATGGTTTAAAGACTAATCAAAAGCTACAAATGCTTTCAGATAATAAAGGACTACCTACAGAATTACATAACCATATTTGGGAAGCTAAACAAAAACTTACTCTATATAAACTTAAATCACTTATCCCTAATCAAACCTTACAGTCTCTAATGAATGCATTAGTAGAAGATGGGTATAAGATTGCAGTATGTTCTAATTCTATCAGAAAGACAGTGTTAACCGTTCTTTCAAAATTAGGGCTAATGGAGTTTATGGACTATATAATATCAAATGAAGATGTACAAAACTCTAAACCGCACCCAGAAATGTACTGGAGAGCTATCTCCAAAATGGGATGCTTACCTGACGAAACTCTAATAGTAGAAGACTCACCCTACGGCCTTCTAGCAGCATCTAGAGCTAAAGCTCATGTACTGAGAGTAAAGAATCCAACAGAAGTAACTTATACAAATATATTTAAAAAACTAACAGAGATAGAAATGGGAAAAACAAACGATAATCCTAAATGGGAAGATAAGCATTTAAATGTACTAATACCAATGGCCGGAGCCGGAAGTAGATTTCAACAAGCAGGTTATACTTTTCCAAAGCCTTTGATAGACGTTAACGGTAAACCGATGATTCAAGTTGTTACTGATAGTTTAAATATTAAAGCTAACTTTATCTATGTAGTACAAAAAGAACATAGAAGTAAGTACAACCTAGACACCCTACTAAATTTAATCACACCAGGATGTAAAATAGTAGAGGTAGAAGGAGTAACAGAAGGAGCAGCATGTACTGCATTACTAGCTAAAGAGTTTATTGACTCAGATAAACCTTTATTTTTTGCTAACTCTGATCAATTCGTAGAATGGGATTCAAATGAATTTCTTTACAAAATGAATGAGACAAATGCAGACGGTGGGATAGTATCTTTTAGGTCTACTCACCCAAAATGGAGCTTTGCTAAAATTAACGATAAAGGTTTAGTAACAGAGGTAGCAGAAAAAAATCCAATATCGGATATTGCTACTGTTGGATACTACTACTGGAAGCATGGTTCTGATTTTGTTAAATATGCTGAACAGATGATAAATAAAGATGTTAGGGTAAACGGAGAATTTTACGTATGCCCTGTTTTTAATGAAGCGATTGAAGATGGAAAAGAGATACGCACATTTGACATACCAAAGATGTGGGGATTAGGAACACCAGAAGACTTAAAACATTATTTAGAAAACAATCGTTAATGAAAGTAGCTCTAGATATAGGTGCTCATGACGGAAGAGATTCTCTCAAACTTTTAAAAGAAGGGTATAGAGTATATGCTTTCGAACCTTTAAAGAACAGGTACGATAAATACTTCAGACCTATTGAAGATGCTTATGAAAATTTTACACTTTTACAGCTTGGCATAGATAAAAACCCAGGCCTTAAAAAGTTTTACGATAACACTGGTTTAGGAACTATAAGTAGTTTGTATGAATTAGATAAGTCTATTGTAGAAGAAAAATGGCCAGGACAAGATTTAGACAAAAGTATTACTGTTAGAGAAATACTGTGTATAACATTATTTGATTTTTGTACGTACGCTAATATAGACAGAATAGACTACTTACACTGTGACACTCAGGGAAACGATTTAAACGTATTAGAGTCTTTAGGAAGCAAAATAGATATGGTTCAAAAAGGAGTAGTTGAAACATCTGGAACAAAAAGCCTGTATTATTCAAATAACTCTAAGGAAGCAGTTATTAAGTTCTTAATTAATTGTAATTTTAAAATAGATAAAGAAGAATTATTAGGAGACGGCTCTATTGAATATAATATTCATTTTAGCAAGATATAAAAACTATGAGAGAAAGCAAAAGATATTCAGAAGGACAAAAACGAGCTTTAGTAGACATAGATGAAACAATATCTACTTACCCCGGTAAGCGTATATACGAACTTGCAGTTCCTCTAAAAGCAAATATTGGTAAAATAAATAAAATGCACTCTGAAGGATGGCATATTACTTACTGGACTGCTAGAGGAGCATCATCTAAGATAGATACTTATGCTTTAACAGTCAAACAGTTAAATGAATGGGGCTGTAAATTTGACGACTTAATTGTAGGGTATCGGGAAGAACCTTACCACCCTACTAAACCTCATTTTGATATGGTAATTGATGATAAAGCAAAAAGAATAGAAGAAATATAATGATACTAATTTCACATAGAGGTAATATAGACGGCCAAAATAAAGATAGAGAAAATACACTTAGCTACATTAACGAAGCCCTGAAAAACGGTTTTCAAGTAGAAATAGATGTATGGTATGTAAAAGGAAGTTTCTACTTAGGACATGATACACCAGATACCAAGATACGTTTCGCGGAATTTGGCAGTGATATTACTAAGTTATGGATTCATTGTAAGAATACATCTGCACTATCTGAATTAAATAAGTTAGATATGAGAGGAGTTAAACTTAATTACTTTAGCCACGATCAGGATAATGCAGTATTGACATCAAAAGGTTATATATGGTCTATACATTCTATAGAAAGAAGTATACTAGTAATGCCAGAGTCTACTGGGAATTTACCTACATCTAATACGATAGGTATTTGCAGCGATAATATTAAAATGTATGCTTAAAACAGCTATAATAATTTCAGGGTATTTAGTAGAACTCTCGGACAATATACTACCCTTTCTCAATAAAAGCACTGATGTATATGTGCATACTTGGAACACCCCTGAAAATCGTAAATGGATAACAAAGCTCAACAGGTATAAAAAATTCTGTAGAAACCTACACGTTATTATAGACGAACCAATAGAACATTATAGTAAACTGTATTCGTACTTTACTTCCACATATAGAGCAGCCCATTCTATCGATAGTAGAGTTGAGTACTCTAAAGTCATTAAATTTAAACCTAATATAGAGGGAGAGATTGAATATAAAGGAAATATAGAAAGGTATTATAATAAAGCGTACATTCACACTAGACCTATGCTACAGAGCACTACTATTAACCAATGTATATTTGGGAGTAGCTATTACCGTACATTAGATGAACGTATGTTTACATTGACACCATCAGCTTTAACTAAAATGTTTAATTATAGTCCTAGAGATTTTGAAGTTAAAATGCAAAACGTTTACTCTTTAATTAAAGCCGATTTTGGGAATAACCCAGAAGGTAGTATTTTCTGGAAACGATGGTTAGACATTCATAATATACACCTTATTCAAGATATAGATTTAAAATTAAATAATAATATACAGCATGGACAAACAAGATACTATTAGTTTAGACTCAAATGAGTTAGAAAAAATTAAATACCTAAAAGACAGACAAGCAGCAGTTAAAAACTCAATTACCCGAATGGGTATGGCACAACTTCGTTTAAGTATAGAAAAAGATGAAATGGAGGTATTCCATAAGGAAAATATTACTCTAGAAAAGACAATAGGACAGGAGTTAATGGAAAAGTATGGAAACGGCAGTATCGATATAGAGACAGGAACTTTTACTCGATATAATAAATAGACTGTTTAGCCTTTTTTTGATCTATTTATAAACGTAGCAAGAAACCAAACGTATAACAGGCGGTTTAGTAATTCCGCATATATTTATAATTAGAAATTAAACAAATTTAAACCTAACATGGCAGAATCAATAATCTCCCCAGGTGTATTTCAAAGAGAGAATGATATTTCATTTATCCAACCTGCAGCAACCGAAGTTGGCGCAGCAATAGTTGGACCTACAGTAAAAGGCCCGATTGAAGTACCGACACAAGTAAATTCATATAATGAATACACTCGCTTATTTGGAACAACTTTTGAAGATGGATCAGATAATTTTGAGTACCTAACTTCTATTGCTGTAAAAAGCTACTTTGATCAAGGCGGAAGCACTTGTTTAGTTTCTAGAGTAGTGAAAACAGCTTCAGGATGGGCCGGAGCAGGAAATACACATATTTCTTCTTCTAATAATGCTTCAGTAGAGCCTTTTGAGCTTAAAACATTAGGTAAAGGTACAGTATACAATAACGCAACATCAGCAACAGACATTGCCGCATTTACAGACGGTTCTTATAAATCTGGATCAGCTGATAATTTTAAATGGGAAGTATCAAATATAGATGCAGCCTACGGTACATTTTCTTTATCAATTAGAAGAGGAGATGATACACCTTCAAATAAAATAGTATTAGAGACATTTAATAATCTTTCATTAGATCCTAATAACTCTAACTATGTTGCTAAAGCGATTGGTAACCAAGTAATTGGTTTAAACGCAACAGCCGACGGAATCAACCAAGTAGGAGATTTTGCAAATAAATCTAACTATGTATATGTCGCAGCAGTAAACAGTAAGACACTTAACTACATCGGAAACGATGGACTTACAGTTGGAGCTGGATACGCTGATAAATTACCAGCAGCAGGAGTAGGAGGATTCTTCGGAGCAACAGAAACTGCAGTTAGTACACCAAAATACTTTGGAGATATTAACGCATCAAATTCACAAGGACTGGGAGCTGCCGATTATACAAATATATTAACACTACTAGGTAACAAAGACGATTTTCAATTCAACGTATTATCAGCACCAGGTGTAGTAGATGAATTTATGGGCACAGTTTGTGACCAAATGGTTTCTTTAGTAGAATCTAGAGGAGACGCTATAGCAGTAATTGATTTAAAAGGATACGGAGCATCAGTTGCACAACTTAAAACACAAGCAGCTACATTTAATAGCTCTTACGCAGCATCTTATTGGCCATGGCTTCAAATGTCATCAGCATTAGGTAAGAATGTATGGGTACCAGCATCAACAGTTATACCAGGAGTATTTGCATTCACAGATGGAGCAGCAGCTCCTTGGTTTGCACCAGCTGGTTTAGTTAGAGGTGGATTAGTAGGAGTACTACAAGCAGAGAAAAAATTAACAAGAACCGACAGAGATACTCTATATAACGGTAAAGTAAATCCAATAGCTACTTTCCCTGGAACAGGTATAGCAGTATTTGGTCAAAAGACTTTACAGACTAAAGCATCAGCTTTAGATAGAGTAAACGTAAGACGATTACTAATTGAACTTAAAGAGTTTGTTGGTAACCAATCTAAAAACCTAGTATTTGAACAAAATACTATAGCAACTAGAAATAGATTCTTAGCAGCAGTTAATCCTTACTTAGAATCAGTAACACAGAGACAAGGTCTTTATGCTTACAGAGTAGTAATGGATGATACGAACAACACTGCGGATGTAGTAGATAGAAACCAATTAGTTGGTCAAATCTTTATACAACCAGCTAAAACAGCAGAATTTATCGTTCTAGACTTCGTTGTTGAACCAACAGGTGCAACTTTCGGAGCATAAATTTAAAAAGTATAATATTTATATTAAAGACAACACAACATGCCAGTATTAGATCCAAACGAAATAATGTTCAGAGCTTTCGAGCCTAAAGTACAAAACAGATTTGTAATGTACATGGACGGGATACCATCCTTTATGGTAAAGAATGCTAAAGCACCTACTTTTACAGACAACGTAGTGAAGCTTGACCATATCAACACATACAGAAAAATAAGAGGAAAAAGAGAGTGGGAAGATATGTCTTTCACTTTATATGATCCAATTACTCCTTCTGGAGCACAAGCTGTAATGGAATGGGCAAGACTATCTTACGAATCAGTAACAGGTAGAGCAGGGTATTCTGATTTCTACAAAAAAGATTTAACTCTTAATATTTTAGGTCCTGTAGGAGATATCATCGGTGAATGGATCATCAAAGGTGCATTTCTTACTAACGGAGACTTTGGTCAATATGACTGGTCTTCTGACGAAGTAGTAGATCTTAACATTACTGTTGCAATGGATTACTGTATATTAAATTACTAAGTAAGAGTACTATACAACTATATATTTAACGAAGGCCTGGTTTATTCCAGGCTTTTGTTGTTTTATAAATTTATTTATCGTATATTTATTAATAGAATAAGTTACACCTAATAAAATTTATGGAACCGAAATTTAAACTACCTACTGAAACAGTAGATTTACCTTCAAAAGGGATTCTTTACCCCGAAGGGCATCCTCTATCTAATGGAGCCTTGGAAATGAAGTACATGACCGCAAAAGAAGAAGACATTCTTACTAATCAAAACTACATTAAGAACGGCACAGTAATAGACCGTTTATTAAAGTCCCTTATTGTTACTGAGGGTATTAATTATGAAGACATATTAGTAGGTGATAAAAACGCCTTAATGGTAGCAGCGAGGATATTGTCCTACGGTGCTGACTATAATATTAGTTACAGAGGTGAACAAGTTACTGTAGACTTAGCTAAAGTAGATAATAAACCTTTAGATGAAAGTCAATACGAAAAAGGTAAGAATGAATTTACCTTTAACTTACCAGTATCAAAAGCTGTAGTAACATTTAGACTCTTTACACACAAAGAAGAGAAAAATATTGAAAAGGAACTACAAGGACTTAAAAAATTAAGACCTAATGAATCACCAGAAGTTACTACTAGGTTTAAGTACATGATTACTTCTATCAATGGTAACAGAGAATCAGGTGAAATTAGAGACTTTGTCGACAATTACTTATTAGCTAGAGATGCTAGAGCACTAAGAAAAGAGTATTCAAGACTTCAACCAGACCTTAACTTAACATTTAACTTCGTTAATGACGAAGGAAGAGAGGAGGAGGTTCCTCTGCCCATAGGGTTGGACTTTTTTTGGCCTGACGCAGAGTGATAAGTTAAGAATATTCACACAGATACATGAGATAGTATTTCATGGCAATGGAGGATACGATTGGGAAACAGTTTACAATATGCCTATTTGGCTTCGTAACTTTACGTTTAATAAACTTAAAGAACATTATGAGAAGCAAAATGAAACTAATTCCCCACCTAAAAAAACTCCTAAAATACAGAGACCTAATATAAAACAGGGTTATAGTACAAAGGCTTCTAACAATTAGAAGTCTTTACTATTTATACTATATAAGCATATACACACCTAATGGCAGAAAGCGGTAACATAGATAAAGCATCGAAAGAGGCAGCAAAGTCAACTAAAGAGACAGCAGAGCACGCAGAAACATTATCTGAGAATTTAGCAAGGTCTGGAGAGAGATTAAAGGAAATCTCTGCAGAAGCTACAGAATCAGGTAATGCACTCCGTGATATGGCTAAGTCGATGAAAGAATCTGCTAAAGATGGCGGAGACTTCTCTAATGCCATCAGCTTTGGAGCTGGCTTGGCAACGAAACTATCAAAGACTTCAGAATCTATTGCTAAATTCACAAAGGAAAATTTAGGTGCTAGCAAGGATACAGAGAAAGTTTTAAGGCGACAAAAAGTTGTAAGAAGTCAAATTCAAGAGGTAGAATCTCAAATTAAGTTCCTACAGGATGCTAAAGCAAACGCATCTAAAGCAGAGAGAATAGAAATATCTAAAACTGTTAAAAAGTTAACAGATTCAGTAGGTGTTGCAGAAGACTTACTTGATAACATGCAAGAAATTGCAGAAGCTAACGAGAAACTTAATGATAGTACAGCCTGGTTAGACGGAATGTCTGATCTAGTTGGGGATATTCCTGTTGTCGGTAAGATGTTCGGTGAATTTAGTTCTGCAGCTAAACAAGCTAGAAAAGATGGAGTAGAAGGTGGAGACGCATTAAAAGCAGGAGCTGGAGCCCTTGCTAAATCTGCTAGTAAGTTAATGTTAGCTTTTGCCGCAAAGACTGTAGTAGAAGGAATGTACGAAGGCTCTCAAAGAGCTACAGACTTATCTAGAAACCTAAACTTAAGCGAAGAAGCAGCTTATGATTTAAATAATGAATTCAATAGACTAGGAGCAAAAGTTCCCGGACTAATAGGTAAAGATTTCTTCGATGCTACCATGGCTATGTCAGACACTATGGGAGCTACAGCAGATCTTTCATTCGAATCTGCAAAAAATTTCGGTGCGATGACTAAGAAGATGGGCTTGTCTGCAGAAACTGCAGCAACCCTAACTAAGTTAACCGGAGTAATATCAGAGAATGGACAAGGATCTGTTAATACAATAGTAGGACAAGTAGCAGCACTTAACGATGCTGAAGGTACAGCGATAAGGTATCAAGATGTAATGAAGGATATAGCTGGAGCAGGAGCATCACAGCAACTATCTATATCAAAACAACCTGGCGGATTAGCAAAAGCAGCATTCCAAGCTAGAAAATTAGGATTAAACTTCGCTCAATTAGAATCCTCAGCAAATAGTTTACTGGACTTTGAAAATTCTATTAGTGCTGAGTTAGAAGCTGAACTACTTACAGGTAAACAGTTAAACCTTGAAACAGCTAGAATGGCTGCTTTGAGAGGAGATGACGCTGTATTAGCAGAAGAATTAGCTAAGAATTTAGGTACCGCAGAAGAATTCGCTTCTATGGGAAGACTGCAACAAGAAAAATTAGCAGCAGCATTCGGAATGTCTAAAGACGAAGCTGCACAAATGCTAATGAACCAAGAAGCACTCAGTAAATTTGGTGCTAAAGACCTAGCAGGTTTACAGAAAAAAGCCAAAGAAGAACTCAAAAGAGCAGATTTATTAGAAAAAGAAGGTAAAATAGAGGATGCAAACCTTTTAAGAGCTAAGGTATTTGAGAAATTAGGAGATAGTGAAATAACAAGGCAGTTAAAAAATTCATCTGCAGCAGAAAAACAAAAAGAAGCAATGGCTGCAATGGTAGAAGCTGCACAAGCACTATCTTTAGCACTTACTCCTATTACTTGGATGTTTAGTAAAATTGCTGGAGCTGGAGGAGAAACACTGGGGTTTGTTACTAAAATAGGCGTTAAGCTTTCAACAATGGGAAAAATACTAACAAAGACGCTAGAACCAGCAACTAAGTTATTAAATTTCCTACCAAAACAAGCTATAAAGTACTTTGAAAAAATTACTAAATTCTTAGGTGGCGGAATGCTAAAAGGAGCCGCTAAAACAGGAGGTAAAACGTTACTTAAAAAAATACCGGTAATTGGACTTATAGTCGGCGCCGGTTTAGCAATATCACGTGCTAGCAAAGGAGACTGGTGGGGAGCATTAGCAGAAGTCGGATCAGGAGTTGCATCACTATTCCCAGGAATAGGAACAGGTATTTCAGCAGCTATCGATGTCGGCCTAATGGCTTCAGATGCAGGTGGGTTAACAGGAGGAAATCCAAATGCAGAAAAAGCTGCTGCTGCGAAAAAGAAACAAGCAAGCGGATTAACTGATGATGTAGCTGCAGATTTTATTTCCAGACCAGGTCAACCAATACAGAAATTTAGAAAAGACGATATTATATTAGGTGCCACTAACCCATTAGGTGGAAGCGGCAACAATGAAGCTATCACTTTGCTTAAAGAAATTGCTTTAGCTATCAAACAAGGTGGTGATGTTTATATGGACGGAAATAAAGTAGGTCAATCGTTAATGCTTGCTTCATCTAAAATGAGTTAATATGGGAATAATTAGAGAAACATACGACGACGGTAACCATACTAGTTTAAATAAACTTAAGTACAGTGAGTACGGACAAAGGGAACCTATAATCACAAAAGAAATACCTCATAAAGGAGATAGCAAAGCTCCAACTACTAACAACTTCACCAGAAGAGTAGATGATTTTACCCGTATTGCTACTATTCTAACTCAACCACCAGGTTTACGTTACTTAGGTAATGAAACAATGTTGAATATACCAAAGGTAGATTTCAAAACAAAATTAAAAAAAGACGGATCAGTAAGTAAACTAGGAACACTTGTTAACGCAATAGGCGCTAACTTACTCAGTACAGTTAAGATTATTGGTTCAACTTTAGCACAAGTACCTTTAAATGGAACCGGAACTCATTTCGTTAAGGGATTTGACGGGGTAGGTAAAAGAGTATATTTAGATAACCTGCAGACGTCTGCTCATAAGTTAGCTCTATTTAACGGTAAAGTATTCGAAGATAATATACTACCAGAAGGATACAACAATGTTTGGAGAAACCCTGGAATGTATAGAGAAATACCAGAAGATGAGTTTATGGCTACTTCTACTATGCCGGATAGTTCATATACTAAGTTTCACCCATCTAAGGAAGCACTTAAACGGTTCTTTAAAGAAGGCGGAGCTGCAAACAAAGAAGGTAGGTTTAATTTAGGTAAACCCGGAAAACGGCTCTATTTCCATGATATTACAGCACCTGATGAGGATACTATCGACAAGAAGAATCAATTAGGTCCGGTTGACTCAACATCTAAAGATTTTGAAATACCTAAAGAAGCAGCAGATATTATTAAGTTTCACTTCGAGGTTATTACACCAAAAGGAAACACTATGTTATTCTTTAGAGCATTTTTAGATACGCTTTCCGATGCATATTCAGCTAACTGGACACCAATTCAGTATATAGGAAGAGGTGAATCTTTTTATTCCTATGATAACTCAACTCGTAGTATAAACTTAGGTTTTAAAATTTCTGCTCAATCAAGACAAGAAATGCGACCATTATATCAGAAAATTAACTTCTTAGCATCTTCAACTTCCCCTTCATACACAGCAGCAGGGTTTCAAACACCTACATTTGTCAATGTAACTGTTGGGGACTACTTAGAGGAAGTACCGTGTATAGTTAACAATGTTAATTATAACTGGAATCAAAATTACAATTGGGAAATAGCAAAAGGAGGATTAAAAAGAAATGACGATGGAAGTAAAGAATGGGATGCGGAAATAGATTACGATGTACAGGAATTACCTCAGACTTTAGATTGTACATTACAGCTTACTCCTCTACATTCATTCTTACCTCAAACAGGAAATATGCCATTTATAGGCTCTAGTCAAGGAGGAGATAAAGGATTTGTGAAAGCAGATAAAGACGGAGGCCCAGGAACATTAATTACTCAACCTACTCAACCTACTCAAACTACTAAATAGATGAACAGATACGAGTCAATAGACGTTAAATCAAGCGAAGAGGGTAACAGATATATTGCCACAGTAATATATCCAAACATTCCCAGATCTTCTGACGACACATACACTATAACAACGGATGGAGACAGGTACGATACTTTAGCATTTGACTTTTATAATGATTCTAGCTTATGGTGGGTTATAGCATCCGCTAATACACTTAGATCATCAGCTCTTCCATTAAAACCAGGAGTACAGATTAGAATACCATCTGATACAGAAAAAATAATAAGTGACTTTATAGAGTTAAATAAAAATAGATAGTTATGGCAATAGGTTGGAATAAAAAATCTTACTTAGGAAGTCCCCTTGATCAACCTGTTCTTTTACAGCTGGAGAAACGTAAAAAAAGATTCACTAAAAAAGTAAGAGATAACGAAGATATTCAATATTTAAATGCTAATAGTATATGGATTAGATTAATGTCTAGTGTAGATACGTTATCAGGAGTTAATCAAGACTCAAATGAATACTCAAGTGAACTTGCTAAATCTAATATTCTACTTAACGGAACACTCACCAGTAAGGGTAAATTAAGGTATGGTGCTCCTACGAATATGGTTTTCGACGAGCAACGAGGTGATGAAGCTTATGATGTAACATTACCTGACGGAACAGTCCCTATGCCGGGAATTACAGCTTTTCAAGTAGAAAGTAAGAACACACACGGTACAGTCAGACTAGCAAAAATAGAATTCTCAGTACATTCAGGAGATCAGCTATCTGTTTTAGAAGCTCTTTTTATGAGACCCGGATACGATGTTCTTTTAGAGTGGGGACATACAGTGTATATTAATAGCAAAGACGAAGTAGTAACTTCTCCTAAAAAGATATCAGATACGTACTTTATGACATCTGGTGGCTCACATAAAGCTATACAAAAAGGATTACAAGATGTTAGGATACTAAATGATTATAATTCTGATGGAATGTTTGGAGCTGTATCTAATTTTTCATGGAAAGTAAACGGAGGTAGCTTTGACTGTTCGATAGATATAATGTCTAAAGGAGATCTACTAGAATCTGTTCAGATGAATATGTCCAATGGAAATGTTGGAATCTATGGTAAAGCACCTGGTGAGGCTGCAACAACAAATGCAACTCAAGAAGAAAAATTACTTCAGTCTTCTGCTATGCACCAATGGTTAGGAATTCTTCAATACACGAAAGCTACAGAATTTAGAAAAGCACCAAAAGCAATTGTCTCAAGACTGTTATCTAAGATGTTTGGCTTTACAACTTGGATGATGGACTTCGAGTATAATACTAATACTACAGGAATCCCCGGTGAATACGGATATGATGAAAGTTTAGATGTGCGTCATAGGGTAATACATCATATATGTAGTACATCAAGGGTAAATTCTAATGGAGAATTATTTAGATTTATGCCCTTAGCAGAAGTACTTACACTTTTAAATGTAGTATTTATGCCTAAAGAGTTAATAGGAAGGAGAAATAAAGTTAATATAGTAAAATTCTGGACCGGCGATAAAGCAAATTTGGAAGATCCAAAAACTCCCTTCTTAACATTTCCAGAACACTTTGCTTTGGATGTAGGTGTAGCTCTTCTCCCTAAAACCTCAAAAAAAGATTACGTACCTACCCTAGCAACTCATTTTAATAAAAAGAATGGGCAGATAGATGATATATTAAACATTTATGTAAATGTAAACTATGTAATAGAAACTCTAGATAAACAGATATTAGAAACATCAGAAAATACCTCTACTATACTGACATTTGTCAGGGCTCTAATGTCTGGAATTCAACATACATTGGGAGATGTAAATGAGTTCGATATAAGTTTTGAAGAAGGAACAGGAACTTACTTTGTAGTAGATAGAAAAATAGTACCCGGTGGGGACCAATTAAAGAACCTCGATTCTAAAATTGATATAGTAGGATTAGGAAGTACAGCTGAAAATATTCAGATTACCTCTAAGAACACATCCAGTATTGCAACAATGGTCGCTATAGCAGCACAAGCTACACAGAGTGATGCAGGAGAGCGTATGCTAGCAATGCAGAAATGGAACTTAGGACTCAAAAACAGACACGTTAAACCTCTAGTAATAGGAGCAACCGAAGCTAAAAAGTTAGAAGAAAAACCAGAGGTAACAAAAGCCGTACAGGCTAGACTAAAAAAGTTTTTAACAGATCAGGACTCCTTAGCAGCATTAAGAACAGCAGCACAGGGTGATGATTCAAGTGCCCCTGCTGGCGACAGTCCAATAGTACTTGATTATGTAGCAAGCGAAATTAAATACCTTATACCTGCTCATAACCATGCAATGCAAAAATTTGCAGGTATTGAAACAAGAACAAAAAAATTTAATCCACCTGGGTTAGTTCCTATTGAATTAAGTTTTGCCTTAAAGGGTATTTCTAGTATTAAAATTGGTCAAGCTTTTATACTAGCTAATGAACAAATACTCCCTTTTCGCTATAGAGGAAATGTAGGGTTTATGATAACAGGGGTATCCCATTCAGCTGAAGGTAACAGATGGATGACCCAAATTAAAACACAAATGATTGTAGTTTCTTCATTTACAGAAGAGATAGTTAAACAAGATACCGAAGAAGCTGAGAGTAAAACAGAAGAAGTAGAAGAAGCACCACCTTACGTTCCTCCTACTAATCCAAGTACTCGTCAAGCTCCAAGCTCTCTATCTATCAGTGACGATGGATTAGAAAACATCAAAGAAGATGAAGGCTTCAGAGCAAACGCATATAGAGATCCAGGTTCAGGAGATCAGCCAATTACAATAGGATACGGTACTACACGAATTAACGGTAAAGCAGTGCAACTAGGAGATACAATCACAGAACCTAAAGCAACTTCATTAATAAGACGTCAAGTACAGAATATATACGGAGCTGCAGTTAAAAGAAAAGTAAAGGTAGATCTAACTCAAAACGAATACGATGCTTTAGTTTCTTTCACATACAATGTAGGTGTAGGTAATTTCGGAGCTAGTACACTACTACGCAAACTTAATGAAAAAGATTACCTCGAAGCAGCTGACCAGTTCCTAAGGTGGAATAAAGCTGCTGGACAAGTAATGAGAGGGTTAACAAAAAGAAGAAAAAAAGAAAGAGAGTTATTTTTAAAAGATAGCCCAGGAAATATAGCTTAAACATATGTACTTACCTAAATCTAAATACAGTAAACCGATATACACCAGAGGCGATGAACTTACTGTTATGTCAACAGGCAAGCCCTATGTCGGTTGGTACTTTGAAATATACAACGGTAAAGTGTATAAAGGAAAAGACCCTGACTCCGCAGGAGCAGAACTCAAAAAGATAAGTAGCGGAGTAGAGAAACCATCGCTAAGGTTTACTCCTGATGCTATTACACCACCTGAACTTACAGACAGTGTAACTACCTTCAAGCGATATTTTCTACAGGACAAAAGAAATAAACAAATTATTGAGGTCAATATTAATAAGTTTAACTTCTTTTCCGCTAAAAGCTACATAATAGGAGTTGTAATAAAGTGGAATATGAAAGGACCAGCAGCAGATTCTGTTGAAAAAGGGTACAGGTTTATAGGTACCGCATCAAAAAATAAAGAAGCTGTATCCGCCTTTGCATTAAATATCCCAGAACTTCCTAAATTTATTGAAGATTACTCTGAATTTGTAGTTTAATTAAAAGTAAATTCGTATATTATAATAAAAGCGATAATACGTGTTTTATATAGTAGAAGAAGAAACTAAACTTGATCACCTAACTAATCTAGCTAAGCAGTCAGCATTTGTTGAAGTTATTACAACCAACTCACAGATGCATTCAAGCTTTACAGATGTAGTAGCTGTATACATTAGACCGAAAGTCGGTAGTTGTGGATATATTATACCTGTTGATCACGATGAAGGTATTAATGTAGCAAAAGACCGTATCTACACGCTACTTAATTCTGTTACCACACTATATACATTAGATAAGAAATCTCTTCTATACCACTTTAATATACAGGGTGCTATAGACGTATCACTTCTTTATTCAATGACTAAATACGAAAGATTAGAAGTGTCTTCTGATAATCCCACATTAAATTGGTACAACAACAAATATAAAGACTTTAAAGATGTTAATAAACTAGTTCCTATATCTAAAATATACGAAAATAGTGAGAAAATATACAAATCAGTAGAGAAGCATTTAGGTATTGATATACCTGAAGGTTTTGAATTTTATAACACCACCGCTACTAATGTATTCTTCTTATTAGAACACCCAGGATTAGGTATACATTACCAGCCTTTCGTAGATACGTTCACTCCTAAGTCTCCAAGGAATAGTATTAAAGATGGAGTAACATATACATCATATAATTTATATAACTCTACCTCTAGACCTACAAATGCTTTTAATAGCGTAAACTATGCTGCAATACCAAAATCAGAAGAACATAGGAAGTGTTTTCATCCACAGAATGATGTATTCGTAGAGTTTGATTTCGACGGATACCACTTAAGGTTACTTTGTGAACAGATAGGATACCCGTTAACTGATGAATCCGCACATAAGCAATTAGCCAAACATTACTTTGGTACCGAAGATATCTCAGAAGAGCAATACCTAGAAGCAAAACAGATTAATTTTCAAGCTATATACGGTAAAATACCAGAAGAACATAGTGACTTGAAGATATTTAAGGAAATACAGAATTATATTGATTCTATGTGGAGCCTTTTTAAAGAAAACGGCGTTGTATTCAATCCTATTTCCGGTAAACCATTTACAAGTAACTTAAAAGAGATGCACCCAGCTAAGCTCATGAATTATATGATGCAATCGTTGGAAACCGCAAGAAATATTCTTATATTGAAAGATATACTTAGATACCTTAAGGATAAACGCACAAAAGCAGTTCTATACACCTATGATGCAATCCTTTTCGATTTTGATAAAAAAGAAGGTAAAGAAGTACTAGAAGGAATAAAAAACATATTAGAACAAGACGGGAAATACCCAGTAAAGTTTAAATACAGTAAAGATTTAGTTTTATGAGACAGTTTAATATTTATATAAGAGAATGACAAATGTTATGACCACCAGGTTTGATTATGATATCGAACCCCTGTACTTTAATGAAGATATGAGTAATAAACTATTCTGTACATTTGCTACGGAAGATACACTAGATAGCGTACTTGAAACTATTCAAGATAAATACCGCATCATCTATAATAAAATTTTTGTACTATATTCTAAAAGTCAAGATGAATATATATGTACCTATAATGTTGACTTCGGTAACGTCGGAAGTTTTATAGATAATACCATCTTGGTACACCGTAAAAAAGAGTCTAATACACTCTATACCATTAATGCTCTGAATACTTTAATTCAAGAACTAAATGGAGGTAAACAAGATAGTAGTTACAGAGTTAACTGGGCAGATTATAAGAACTGCGTACTGTTAACCAAAGGACCTGAATTAAAAAGAATAAATACCAAATTATTTCGTATTATTCAGTTGGAGAGTTAATATAATATTCGTATATTGTAATAACAAGTTATAATTTAAAATTAGTTATATGAATTTAGATGCAATCAAGGCTAAACTAGACGCCTTAAACTCTAATGGTCAAGACAGAGAAAAGACTGACTATTCAAAAATCTTTTGGAAACCTGCTATTGGAAAGCAAACGCTACGTATTGTACCGTCCGCTTTTGATCCTGCATTCCCGTTTAAAGAGATGAAATTTCACTATGGAGTGGGTAAATACCCTATGGTGGCTTTATCAAATTTCGGTAAGCAAGATCCTATTGAGGAATTTGTAAAAGAGCTTAGAAAAACAAACGATAAAGACAATTGGTCGTTATCAGGTAAGTTAAATCCTAAAACACGTATATTTGCTCCTGTAATTGTAAGAGGCGAAGAGGAAAAAGGTGTTAGACTATGGGGATTTGGCGTAACTATCTATAAAGCTTTATTAGCTTTAGCAGAAGATGAAGATATCGGTGACTTTACTGATGTAATCAACGGATGGGATATGGTAGTAGATATGCAACAAGGTAACCCTTACCCGGATACATCTGTACGTATTAAACCTAAACAAACTCCTCTATCAGATGATAATGAGCTAGTCGACTTATGGTTAAAGACGCAACCTAACCCTGAAGAAGTACATAATCAATATGATTACAACTTCATTAAGAAACAATTGCAGAATTATTTAAATCCAGGCTCCGGAGATGAAACTCCAGCAGCTAGTACAGACGCAACAACACCTTTACCAGAGAGTTTAGGCCAACAAAAAACAGACTTTACTTTAGAAACAGCAACAGCAGAGAACAAAGATAAAGTAAGTAAATTTGATGACCTATTTAACGAATAAACATGGCAAAGAAAAAAGAAGCAGTACAGAAAGCCGCGACTGCGGCAGTCAAGAAAGGATTTAATCTTGGCAATTTTAAAAAGAAGAAAGGTTTTGCAAATGCTTCCGTAAAGTTTAAAGAGCAGGGGTGGATACCCCTCTCTAAAGCTTTTCAAGACATTACATCATTACCTGGTATTCCTACTGGTCACATTACCTTACTAAGAGGGCATAGTGATACAGGGAAGACAACTGCTTTACTAGAAGCAGCGGTTAATGCACAAAGACAAGGAGTTCTACCAGTGTTTATTATTTCAGAGATGAAATGGTCATGGGAACATGCTAAAGAAATGGGATTAGAATTCACAGAAGTTCTAGATGAGCATGGGAAAGTTACCGACTACGAAGGGTTCTTTTTATATGCAGACAGAGGTACTTTAAACACTATTGAAGAAGTAGCAGTACATATGGCTGACTTAATAGATGAGCAAACTAAAGGAAACTTACCTCATGACTTATGCTTCTTCTGGGATTCAATTGGATCTATTCCATGTGATTTATCAGTTCGTTCTAATAAGAACAATAATGAATGGAATGCAGGAGCTATGTCTACTCAATTCGGTAATAACTTGAATCAAAAGATTCTTTTATCAAGAAAAGAGAACTCACCTTATACTAATACGCTTGTTGCTATTAATAAGGTTTGGACTATGAAACCAGAACACCCTATGGGTCAACCTAAGTTGCAAAACAAAGGAGGAATGTCAATGTGGTACGATGCTACCTTAGTAGTTACTTTTGGAAATATAACAAACCCAGGTACCTCTAAAATTAAAGCTGTTAAAAACGGTCTTCAAGTGGAATTTGCTAAAAGAACAAATATTCAGATAGAAAAGAACCATATTGGAGGAGTACAGTCAAGAGGTAGAGTAGTTATGACATCTCATGGATTTATCGAGGACGATAAAAAAGCTATTGATAAGTATCGAGATGCTCATAAAGAACACTGGCTCAAGTTAGTAGGTTCTATAGACTTTGATCTAATTGAAGAAGGAGATTTAGAAGAAGAAACTATCACTCCAAACATATTAGACTAATGGCGTACGATGATATACTAAACAACCTTAAAGAGTCCCCACCCCGAGAACAGAATGATCATATCTTGATTGTAGACGCTATGAATATGTTAATTCGTAGCTTTTCTCTTCTTAAAGCAATGAACCCTTCCGGCCACCATATAGGTGGTTT